CGAACACCTTGCCATGACCAGATGATCCCGCCCTGCTCGAGGATCGGCATCTGAACCTGCTCGATGATTGGGTTGCGCTTGAGCTCCTCAGAGCAGAACCGAGCCTTGGTGCTGGGGAACCTGCCCTTCCAGATGCAGAGGTCAAGGAAGGGGTTGCCGGTCGGAACCAGGGCTTTCATGGCCCGCTCGATGTCCTCTTGCGGCACGCCCTTCTCAGCCCACTTGGTTCTCACATACTCGCGCTTCCTGGCTATCTGCTCAGTGAAGTCAGCTCGCACCTTCCGTATGGGAATGACCTTCTCCGAGAGGTACTCGACATACTCGTATGTGGCCTCGTGTTCGTGGCCTGTGTCAGCGAAGACGGCCTGTAAATTCTCAGCGCCGCGCTCAATCGCGAGAAGCAAAAGCGCAGTACTGTCCTTGCCGCCAGACACGCTGACGATGTTATGCATCATAGGGTTCCCTCCGAAAAGGAGTCTTGAGATTACCACACGCACTCCTTGTTACTGTCCTGGTTTTCCCACACAACACACGATACCGGCCGCCTGTCACCTGATGACTGCGCCGCCAATGGTCTGCCAAGGGGTGGTATCCCACCACTGACCCGGCTAGGGAGTCCATGACCCACCTGCCCAGTCCCCCGGAGGCAGCGATTCATTCGTCGGCGGCCTTGGTACCACCCTTGTACCACCGACTACACCAGTCCCTCGCTGACAGGCTGGTACGCCGATGCCGGGGTGTCGAGCATGGCGTGTCTTTTCTTCCGAGCCACCGATTCAGGTGCGCTACTGACGGGCGGAGTCCGACTGCCAGTGTGAGAAACAAAAAAGCCGTTAAGTCTGACCCCGGTGAGAGAACCAACGACCTTGTGGGTCAACGGCTACCCCATGTCGGGGTCGGGATCAGGCTTAACGGCTTCATTGCGACGGCTCTCACACCTAGCAATGAGAAACACTGTACAGGATCTTTTAAGCCCCTGTCAAGGGGTCAACAAAGATTTTTTAAACAGTGCAGGTGACCACACGGCCGTTGGCTGTGATGGCGTGGGTGGTGCATTGAGCCCAGGCGCTGGTGGCCAGGGCAATGCTCAGGGCGGCAAGGATACGTTTGGCCATATCTTGATATGTCAGTCCCCGTCTTTCCGAGGTGCCAGCAGCCACTCTTTCGCCCGAGCCTTTTCACCGTCGGACTGCTTGTCGGGTTCCATTCCAACACGGCTGGGGGTTGTAGCCAGAGAGCAGGCGTTCACGCTCTTAACCTGACCGGCATTCGCAGAATGTAATCTACGGGCCTGTGCCTCAATCCCCATGCGTGTTGGTTGTTGGCGTGGGTTTGGATTTCATGGGCTGTCCATTCTCCCAGTCGTCGCAGACATTGCCCTGCGCCCGGCGTGTGCCTTTGTCTAACGACCTGTACACCAACACGGCTGGGGACTGAGCTACTACCCTACTCGCGCTTGCGCTTTCAGAGCTTCACCAAATCCCCATGCGTCTTGGCTCAGATAGTTTAGTACACCTTCCGACAAATAAAAACCCCCAGGTGATGAGCCTGGGGGTAGTGGGCGGAGGAACCCTAGAGGAGTGAAGTCTCGGAAGACACCCGGATCATACACACTTTAGGATGTCGTTGTCAAACAGCCATCCTATGGTTGCACGATGGGCGTCCTCCCACAGGGTAATCCGCTCCTCCTTGGATAGCTTCGACCCCTGGTCTAGCTCCATGTGGCACCTATAGCAAAGAGCGGCTATCCGGTAGTCATGGGCCTTGATAGACCTACCCTTGCCGTCGCGCAGCTGGTTGCTATGGGCAGCCACCACGGTGCCATCCTGGCCACCGCAGTTCATGCAGTGGGCATCCCGGACGGCCCGCAGTAGCTTGTCGTTTCTGTACATCAGAAGCAGTTGGTGGTGCAGTTGCCGAAGTAACAGCAGGTAGTACAGGTCACGGACCTTCCGTTAGACCAGATGGTGTGTGTCGAGCAAGACGCCCAGGCTCCCGTAGTAACAAGAGCGATCCCCAGGCCGGCTAAGAACTTCTTCATGGCATTTCCTTTCAGGTTTGGACAGACTTAAGATCGCGCAAGACCCTGTCCACGATCAAGCGTTCGTTGATAAATTTGGCTTCGTTGTAGCGGTGGACCCATTGCTGGTCACCTGTCTCGAGAAACAGGCGGCGCAGCTCCTCGATCCGTTGCTCCAAGATGGGCAGTCCCTCGATTCTTCCTTGGCTTTGGTTCACTTATGACAATCTCCTTGGTTTTGAAAGTGTGATAGTTAAAACAGTCTCGTCGTCTAATTACATCGCCGTTGACTTTCCTTGTGTCCTCGACATCTGTCGGCGCTCCACACAGTGGGCATTTCATATGTTTTTGTCTCTGAGTTTCTTCTCTACTAGTTGAGCAAAGGTCATGCACCACATGGGCCTGTCCCGGTCAAAGTCTAACTTCATGATCCACTCGACTTGGTTGAAGATGCTCTCAACCTCGTCCTCAGTGATACCGACCCAAGGCTTTTTGTAGTCTTGGATGTCATCGTCGTCCATCAGTCGGTTCCCCCATGCTTTTCATCATATTGGCCGGCTTGCTCGTCCCACACGGCCCTTAGAAGATCGGCAGCTTCTTTCATGGTGTTGACAAGACAATCATACCTACCCCCGTTTTCCTGGCTAAGGCCGTCGGCGTAACCTCGCAGCCTTGCGCTTGTGATTAGATATGGCAGCAGGCTTGGGTCAATCATTCTGCGGCCTCATATGTCATTTCAAAGATGTCCGGCTTGCATGGGTAGTGCTCGCCCTTGACGCCAGTGATGATCCAGTCGCCTGGGCAGACGATGTGGCCACCTTCCAGCGTGTCGATCCAGCCGTGCTTGTGCATGATCTCCCTACACTTTTCGCACTGGCGCTCGCCTGCATAGGCATTGTCTGGGTGGCGAAAGTAGCGCACCACCTCGCCTTCCCAGCCGTGCGCTTTGCGGTGGTCGCCAGAGATGCTTACCAGCCGCCCGTTCTGAAAGCCGTCTTGGTTGCTGGCGTAGTCCAGCGGGTGGTCTCCGTTCTTGAACCACTGCGTGGCCTCAATGACCACTGGCTTCTTTCTGAATTTCATTCTGTGCCTCCAAACTTGTTATCCTCCTGCTCCTCGACGTAAAGACCCCACACATGGTCCAAAAGGTCGGCGGCTTGGTTGAGTTTATGAATGAGTGCTTTGTGCTGATACTCATCAAGCCCCTGTGCGTAGCCGCGCAGCCAGGAAGCAGTGGTGAAGTACTGAAGTTTGTTTGGGTCAATCATTTGTTCCTCCACAGTTGTTCTATCCACACGTGGCTCATCAGCGTGGGAGTTTCTGTTTGCGCCCGTTGTATTGCGTTGTCAGCTTTGATCAAGTCATCCAACACTGCCTGATCTTCTTCGTGCCAATTCTCTGGGTACGCCTGCTTAAACGAATCAAGTGCGTCCCATGCGCGGCGTAGAAGATTGAGGGTTGTGTCGCTCATTGCCACGCCCCCTCTTCAAACTTCTCAAAGTTGTCGAGCGCAAATATCATCAGCGTCTTGACCACAATCGGCGTGATCTTCACTTTTGAGCCTTCACCGTCTGTGAATTTGATCCAATCGCCGTAGACCTCAAAGTCTTTTGCGCCGTCGATCTCAGCGCCGTCAGGTCCAATGTTCATTTCTCTACTCCAAAGGCTTTGCGGATCAGGTCGGCAGAATGAAACGGCTCAGCTTCGTATGCGATGTCAGCGCAGCAATCTGCGACAAGGGCGGCAAAGCGTTCAAGATTGACCCAGAAGTCCTCAAGAATTCCGCGAAGGTTTTCGTCGTCAGTCTCAAACCGTTCTGGGTTCGTGAACCCAGCCTCCCGCGCCATACGGATGATGTCTTCTTTCATTTCAAAAACCCCACGATCTGCTCGTACACGCCGTTGCGGGCGCTGTTGTCGGCCTCGTATTTGTTCCATCCTGCATAGCGCATCTCGGTTTCTGCTTGGCGCAGCAGGTCAAACGCTCGGTCAGAGTCTTTAACCACCGCATCATGCAGTTCGATGTACCGCTGACATTTGTCGCGCCACTCTTTTTCGATTGCGTCTACCTTAGTCTGGTGCGACTGCTTGAGGGCTTTGGTCAATGGGCTGTCCAGCCAAGCGTGGTAGTTGGCTGTTGAAAGTTTCTGGTGCATGTTGTGATCTCCGCTCATGATGCGTACCCATCCGTAATGACTTTGTTCTTCGCCTCTTCCAGCGCACCGATTAGCATGAGCCGGTCAGGCACAGTGGATACTTTGATCTTGAACTGGCCCCTGTCTTTCCAGAAGCACAGCACGATCACGCTGTCTGGCAACTCGTCAATTGCCTCGTTCAGCACCACCTTGGCCTGCACCTTGTGGTGGTCAGGGATGGTCAGGGTTTTGAGCTTGCTCATTCTTGCCCCCTTGCTCGAATGTCAGCAGCAATGTGCTTGCAAGCAGTGTGGTGTGCCACGTTTTCTTTTACAGATGCGTCCAACAGCATTCTGTTTTCTGCTACTTTCGCACACTCCTCGCGCTCGGCTGCGACTTTGGCCCGGACAATCCGGTGGTGGTCAGATGCTTTGATGTACAGCTCGCCCTCGAAGTGCTGGGCGGCAATGATTTCATGGGTCATGTGTTCTTCTCCCTAAGCAGTTTTTCGATGTCCATCACGACATCTCGTACGTCATAGTCCCACTCCGCAATCTCAGCGTCGGTCAGACCGATCCACTGTGACGTTGGACCTCCGTAAAGTGGGACAGGAATGACGTTCGTCCCCAGCCTGCCCTTGTGCTTTGCGGGGATCACCTCCGTGTCGGCGTCAAAAAGCAGGTCTGTTGTCCACGCCACCGGCCTCTGTCTCTCTGCTCTCTCGCAGGCGGCGCGAAGGTTGTCAAACGCTACGGCCATCGATGCATATGCTTTCGCATCTTCTTGGCTATCCGATGCGTTCTTGTACACATCCCATGCCTCTAGCGCCTGTTTCATAGCGGTGATGCTCATTCCAAAGCCCTCCATCTGCTCTTGGGTTCACTGGCCCGCTGGACGTAGAAGTGAATCAGGAAGTTAAAAATCTGCACGTAGGTCATGTCGATGCCGGTGTCGCGTTTGATGCGCTCGCGGATCAGGTCAATGTCCTTGGTCACTGGCACAGTGATGCGCTTCGCATCAGTGCGTGACTTGCTCATGACTTCTCCTTGCGAGCCGCCCACTCCGCCTGAAGAGCAGCCCACTCGGCCTCTTCTTTTCTGTACCGCCGCATAAACTCACTCCATGTAATCGGTGGCGGGACTGGCTCACCCGGCTCAACTTCGTACCAATCATCGAGCACCGTCTCAACGGTTCCGGCATCCAGCCCAAACGCATCGGCCACCGTATGCCACACAGCGCCAGCCGAAGCAGCAATCCCGCTGACAATCACGCCATACGCCGGTGATTCAAACTCAATATTTTCTTGGAACATTCTGTTCCAGAGGTCTATGGTGAGCGCATTTATTTCTGTCCACTCTCTCGGGCAGCGGGTCTCCTCGTAGTACCGATGCAGGGCGTCACCAACGTCTAGCTCATCGTCAGTGGCCCAACTCTCAACAATGTAATCAGGCAATTCCTCTACCGGAAGTTCCCAGTATTGTTTTTTGGCCTCACTGTGGGGCTTGGTCATTTCTTTCCCCTCTCTTTGAGCATGGCGTCTGCAATTTGGTACGCAACTCTTGCTAGATGTGCATCATCGTTAAATTCTTTGCAATACTCTTGCATGGCCTTGGCCGCGAAGTAGTCGCGAAGGGTCATGTCTTTAGAGTAGCCGCCGTGTTTGGCAAGCCACGTTGTGTCTTCATTCATGTTTTGCATGTCTTTCATTTCACTCTCCTCACAGCCACCCACTCAGGGGCCTTCTCCAAGAACGTGGGCGCAGGCTTTAGCTCACTGGGTGGCACCCACCCATACTTGCGCCATGTGGCCTGCACATCAGCACCTGATGTCCACTTGAAATCGGGATGACCGATAGGTATCCACGGGTCAGTTCTCTTTGCGTTCATTTGCTTTCTCCCTAAAGTGTTCCTCTGCAAGTCTGTCCTGCTCCCTGTCATAGGCGTCAGAAGCCAAGTTATCAAGCTCATCTTGCGCCTCCTCCCAGGACATCCCGTTCTCCATAAGCTTCAGTCGTAAGCCGTCTTCCGTTCCGTTCATTTCTCCAGCTCCTGAATCCGCTCCGTCAAGATGGCACCAATATCCTTGCCCTTGACGGCAACCATCTGAGCTTCTTCACACTCGTAGACCACCTTTGCAGCGTCCCTGATGCCCTTCTTGTAGCCACTTATAAAGGCGTCGTTGCCGTCCAGCATCATGACAACTGCATCGCGCACCATGCCGGAGGCTTGCCTGTTCTTGGCCATAGCCTTGAGCCGGGTGTAATGCTCTGCCGGAAGGTAGACAGAGTATGGGATTAACCGTTTTTCCATTTCATAAACTCCATGTGGATTGAGTCAAGACGAATCCTGGCCTCTTGGTTTGTTTTAAGCTCCGTCCTAGACCGGACCCCAAGCTGAGACCTCAGCCAGTTGGTTGCCTCTACGTCTGACCCATGCTCAATGAAGCGCTGGTCAAGCAAGTAATTCCAGAACTCAGGACTACGACAAAGAACGCCGGCGATCTTTGTAGCCCTATCGCCAGCGAACTCGTTCTGTCGGTCTGTGGGCCGGTCGTCCCCGTTGAGCCTGACCATGACAACCTGATACCGCGCACCGACGAAGTCCCGAAGAAGATCCTCCGGGATTTCGTCTGGGTGCATACAGAGCGTCAAGACATAGCCCGTCTTGTCCTGCTTGAGGGCTACCTTGACAGCCTCAAACTGCAGGGTTCTCATTTTTCCCACCAGCAAACACAGCCACGCTTACCTTGGTTGCGCTCAGGTCTTGGATTGCCTTGAGTGCAAGGGCCAGCCTCTCGGCGTTTTCAATGGCTTGCTTGAACTCTGGGGTGATCAGCAGATCTGCCGCCTGTTTATAGGCTTTGCCCATCTGCATGACCTCAGACTGCACCCTCTCACTGGCAGCCTTCAGAGAGGACAGATCGTTTTTGATCTCTCCCTTGAAGGACTGGACTGTCTTTCGCAATCCGGTGATTGCATTGATTGCTCTATCAGAGCTTTCTGTTGCTGCTATTTCTGCTTCCACTGAGGTTCTCCAAATAGTTGACAGGGTCAATACTTCTTCATGGTCGTTTAAGGTTTTCGCATCCCAGGCTACGCCATCACGATATTTGCCTGATGTCATGAAGGCGCTTTGGACGATGCCCTGTATGTCCAAACTAGGAGGCACGGCCTTCCATACTTTCACATCGAAAGCCTGCTCCTTGCCATCCCACCAGAGCTCACCGGCCCGCACTTGCGATTACCTCGCATGAGTTAGGAGATACGGTTCCGCACACCAAAGTGCGCTGCTCCTGCACGGTGTCAGCCTTGTATCCCGACAGCTTGTAAGCAATCGGCATAGCATTCTTGAGAATGCCCAGGGCCGTAACGCCGCTGTCGTTTGCCTTGACAACCGCAGCATCAAAAGCCTCTGCAAACTCAAAGAGGAACGTGTCCACATCTAAAGCCGTTGTTTGGATCACAAAGTCACCAGACCCAGCTGCGTCGGAAAAAATCCTCACCATGTTCTTCTCCTTAAAAAGGTACGTCTTCGTCAGGGTCTCCTGATGCAGGAGCCTGATTGCCAGAGCTCTGATATCCGCCCTGTGGTTTTACATACGGGGCCGATGCGCTGATCGAAAGACAGTTCTGGCCGTTGATAACCTTGTTCCAACCGGCAATCTGAATCTTCACCAAGTCATGGCTCGACTTGCTAATCATGTCCTTCAGGAATGCCGGGTCGAGGAATACATCTCCGCGAACGTCGGGGTGGCTCTGGCTGGCCTTGCGGTCGTTGGGCCACAGGGTTCCGGTGTTGGGTTTTGGTACATAGCTCATGGCTGCTCCTTAAATCTGGTTTTTGCTTCAGTGAATTTAGACATCAGACCCTTGAAGAACATGGGGTCATGAGTCTTGACGGTGTCGAACAACTGCTTGTTCTTCTTGAAGATCTGCATCACATCATCCTCGCTAGAGGTTGTGTCAAGCGCGATCTTGCAGGCGTCCTCGATTACCTTGAGCCACTCGCGGACATCTCCGCTGGGCTCCAAAGTAACCTTGAGCTGCCACGCCCCAGGCTGGCCCTCGATGACTGTCTGAGGACGCTTCTTAGGCGGAGGTGCCTGTTCTGCCGGAGGCGCATCGAGGATGTCGTTCTCCACGATCTCCATCGCTGCCAACCAAAGGTAGCGGCGCTGATAGCTCTCAACCGCTCCCAGGTTCTGGATGGGGTGAGCGCCCTTGAGGTTGGCCTGAGCCATCGGGCTGGTGATGAGGATCTGACTGTTGTCTTCCAAGTCCAAGATGAGCAGGGTGGCCAGCTCCTCGGTGAAGGAGACCACGCTTGCCAGCTTCAGGTCATGGAAGATGTTCATCGTTTGAGGGATGAAATCCTTCAGCTCAAAGTAGGTGTAGTTGGCGAACTTGTTCTCGCCAGACTTCTTGAGCTCCATCTTGTGAAGGCGCATCCGCGCCTCCATCAGCTTGTTAAATACTGGCATTTATGCCTTTCCTTTGCTGGCAGTTTTGCGCTTGCGATATGGCCCGCGCTTGTATGGAACCCCGTCTTTGCGATAGCCAAACGGAGCGTCAGCCGAGATGGTCACCGTGGGACCGGCCGGCTTCACCTCTACAGGCTTGTTGATCTCGATGAGCTTCTCAAGGTAATGCTTTGCCTTGAGTAGATCAGTGACCCCGCCCTTCTCGGCGTGCCGAGAGACGTACTTGATGATGTTGCCCTCAAGGTAACCAAGCTTGTTGGTAACGATAAAGTCCCAAGGCTGGATGCCTTTGGATTTGTAGTGGTCGCCTCCGACCTGAATAGTGTTTACTGACATCTTTACTCCTTTGTTGAGTCAATCCATCCATCTTGATAATCCCGCCACTGTGCGCAGTAGGCGTTCACCGAACAAAAGCTGGCGCAGCGAGTGCGTTCACCGGGGCGGACCTCAACCTCATAGTCCTTGCCCAGCTTGTTCACCACATCGTTTGCTTCTGCCTCGGATTCGTGCAGCGACTTGGCTCGGACGTTGCCCTTCTTGCGCACGGCATAGATGGTGGGCTTTTCCCACATCTCCTCCGGTGTGCATTTGGGCAGCGTCTCGCCGGCCTCCATCGCAAAATCACAGGCCGAATGCTTTGCGATACAGGACTTGACGAACTGCTCTCGCTCTTGCATCGACCACAACTTGATGGGCAGCTCCTTGATCGGAGCCCCCGGATATCCTTCCCGGTTGGCTGCATCACGCCGGCTCCAATCCCGGATGATTGCCACGATCCCCAAATCCCGGACGGGGATGCCTTTGATCTTCTCCACCAAGAAGGCGTAGATGTTGAGCTGCTGCTCCCACTCCACCTTCTCGTTCATGACCGCCCAGGCTGAGGTGGTCTTGTAGTCCCGGATGCTGATGGTGCCGTCGTCGTTGACGATCTGGAGATCCACAGCACCGCTGATGCGCCAGCCATCCACCTCCGCATGGATGCGCTCCTCGATGACATGATGGGGATCCTTGCCATGCTCAAGCACGGAATGCACGGCAGAGCCAAAGATAGACCAGACCATGTCAGCCACATCCTCCTCGAGCTCGTCCTGAAACTTGGCAGTCAGGGCCACGATCTTGGGGCTGTTGATCAGCTGAGTAACCGACAAATTTGCTCGGCCTTTGCTGTACGTCGGGCGGTGCAGCACGTTGACGAACGTCTGCGGCAGGTTGTGTTTGTTCGTGAGTTTCATTGGGGATTCCGTTGAGTTGGGTGCATTGTGAGAGAATTCGATCTCGATGTCAACAGGTCATACCCATGTCAATTCATCTGTTGCCGAAGGGTAACATGTGTTACCCTTAAAACTATGACGATCCAACTCCTACTCCCCTGGCCCCCAAGCGTCAACCGTTACTGGTTGGCTCGTGGCAATACGCGGTTCATCAGCAAGGCTGGCAGAGCCTTCAGAGAGGCCGTAGAGCGCGAGTGCGCAGAGATGGGTATCAAGCCCTTGGAAGGGCGTCTAGCGGTCCATGTAGCCCTGTTCCCGCCCGACAGGAGGGTCAGGGACATAGACAACATCCTGAAGGCTTTGCTTGACGCCTGCGAGCACGCCGGCTGCTATGCCTCTGACAGCCAGATTGATGAGCTGCATGTCATCCGCCAAGGGGTATCCAAGGGCGGCCATTGCACCATTCTGATCTTGAGCCTAGACTAGGCCTGCTTCGACTGAAGCAGTTGCCCATTTAAACGGGGGCCATGTGCCCCCGCTTTTTCATGGGTTCATCTTGACAGATCCAAACGTCTCCCGCCTCAGCTGCTTGACTGGATCAAGGATTTTCTGCTTGATGTCCTGGAATTTCTTGATTTCTTCCCGGCGCTGTTTGGGCGTCATGTCCTTGGCCTTCGTCTCACCGATGCGGCGGATCTCGGCATTGATCTCTTTGAGCTCGTTCTCGGTCTCATTGATGTAGTCATACATCGCAGCCACATCGCCGTTCTTCTTGAGGTACTCGTCGGCGGCCTCGAAGTCTTCCCGATCAATCATCTTCATGTAGGTCTTGTACTTCTCATTGACCCGGTCTCTGAAGTCGTAGAACAGATCCTCCCTGCCGCGTGGGATATCTTCCCGCAGGAAGCTGCCGGTGATCGGAGTCTCTTTTGCCGTTGGCTCTGGGCGAACCTCTTGCATAGCGCCGATGGAGTTGCTGATCCACTGGCCCATAGCTCCAGCGGTTCCAAAGATGCCGCGTATCAAGTGGTCGGCCTCTACAGGACTGACAACCCTCTTGCCGTCCGTGCCCGGTATCGCAAGCATGGCGCTGAGCTTTTTCCCAAGCTCTGACGTAGTGGCCGTGTACTGCTCTGCAGCCTCGAGATCCTTGAGGCCCTCCGGGATAACAGAGCGCCCAGTGAAGAAGTTGTAGTTGATGGCCACCTCAAACAGCGGCTTGATACCAGCCGGGATTGGCTCCGGTCCAAGCAGCATATCTCGAGCTGCATCAGCAAGAGCTTTGCGCAGACGTTTGCGGTCGTACTCGTTCTTCGTTCCCTCGCGGGTGACCGCGTTGTAGATCAACTCCGGGATGGCTTTGAAGAAGTATGCCGCGCTGGTGTTCATCGGCAGCATGATCTTCGTGCCGGGGATGATGACGTT